GCCTTGCTTCCCGGCTTCTCCTGCCTTCTTGAGCATTTGAGCCTTGTCAGCCTCGGTGCGAACCAACTCTTCAGGTGTCAAATAACCGGTTCCCTTCTCGTTCTTGATTTGGTTGCCGCTCTTATCCGTCACCACCAACTTCCCATCCGATAATGCAAAGATATAACGCTCATTCAATTCTAAGTCAAAGCCCTTCCTTGCAAACTGATTGACCGAATCGCTCCACGCAAGATTTGACTTAATCTTCATCACCTCTTGGTTAATGATGTAGTTGTCAATAGCCTTCTGCGACTCAATCTCCTTCTGCTCCAACTTCTGCGTCAACTCACCTGCCAAGGTTTCGTACTCACCCTTCTGCCTCTTCAACTCGGCAAGTTGGGCCTTGTAAGCCTCATCGTCCTTCCCGGTGTTCTTGGCCTGCTCCTTCAACTCCTCCATTTGGGCGGTCATACGCTGCTGCGCAACCTCAAACAGGTCGGAGAGTTTCTTGCCCTTCACATCGTCCTCGGTCAAGTTGAAAGACCTCTTGAACTTGGTCTCAAGGCTGCCGAGGGTCTTCCCGGTAACGCGATTGCGGATGTCCTCATCGTCAACGGCAACCTCACGGGACACATACTTCTTCGCAAGTTCTTCCTTGAACTCGTCAAGGGATGCAAACTCTTTCTCTTGGTCAAACAGCCATTTAGCCATCTCTTTGGAATCTACGCTCATTTTCTACGGGTTTTAGTGGTTGGTGCTTCTTCGGTTGGTACTTCTTGGGGCAGAGGCTCTTCTTCAAACGCTTCCTCGTCTGGGACTTCCGGGGTTTGCTCCATCATCTCGGAGGTGGTCAATGGGGCTACGACTTGGGGTTCTTCTTGGCGAAGCATCGGCCTGCGTTTGGGCATCTGCTCAACGATGTCGTGGTGAACCGAACTTGGAGTGGCGGTCAATGCGCTGTCATCAAGAATGCGCATACCGTACTTCTTCAAGAACTCGGTGTTTCTTGCCACATCAATGGTGACTTTGATTTGCTCGCCATCGGCTCTCAGCACGGGAACAACTCTGCCTGTGATTCTTTCATTCATAGATTTAAGGATTTATGGTTAAGGGTTTGTGGTGCAAATATAAACAAAAATGGGCATTCAAACTTGCGGAACAAGCCAATGCCTACAACGATAGCCTCCCAAATAAATGAAAATGGTGGCCTCGTCCGTGCCGGGAATCTTGCCCTTCCAATCGCCCAACCTTCCCCACGAACGAATCGTCCCCTCATCAAAAACCTTGCCATCCCTTGACACGCAGAATGGCCTTGAATCGTTCACCAATCCCCCGGCATACTTGAACTTCTTAATGCCCAAAGCCTTGCCCAAAGCGTAGGTGAAGGAACGGTCAATCACCGCAAACATCGTGTCAGCAGTCAAGACCGCCATATTGAACAAACGACCCTTTTTGTCAGGGCCACCGCCCACCATTATCTCGGTAATCCCTCCCTCCAAAAGCGACCGGGCCGAACCCGAAGCAATGGACGCAAGGATAAAGTTTCGGATATAAGCGTATAGATTCGTCTCAAGGTTGGTCAAATCGTCAAACATAGACCGCATCTGCTCCTCGTAACCGACCTCCGAAGCCGAGTTCACATCAAAGCCCAACTTATCGTAATACTGCTTGGTCAAGTCGGCCTGCGTGTCAATCTTCTTTGCCAAGAATACCAACGCATCGTAATAACTGCTCCGCGATACGGCATCCTTAAATTCGGCCATCAGAGCCTCTACACGAGCGTAATTGTCGGTGGTGGATAGGAGATTGCCTTCGGTGTCGTAGGAGAGCCTGGAGAGCATTAAAAGGAGCAAAGCGAGCAGTTCATCCTGCGACTTGTCCACCTTCTTTCCAAACTCTTCTCCAATCGTGTCCAAGCCTTCCTGCTTGGAGGCTGCAATCTCTTCTAAAGTCATTGGTTAGGGTTAGGTTTCGTCCTCGTCTTCCTCGTCATCATCGTCCTCAGCAGGGGCAGGGACGGCAGTACGAGCATTCATCACGCTCTGCGGAGTCATCGTTCTGGGGGCTTCTTCAGCCGGAACAAGCGTCTTCGCAAGGGTTGCAAGGGCATCCTTCTGCTCTTCCAGGGTGAGTTCAAAGAAGTTCTCGTTTTGGGCAATCGCAGTCTTAATCAGCGACTCCAACTCAAAGTGCAGAATGGCCTTCCATTTGGGGACAAGCCCGGTAGAAACCAATGCCAAGACATCCTTCGTTTCCAGGTTGAACAAGGGGTCGGCCTGCACCGCCAACTTCATAATCGCTGATTTCTCCTCTTGAATGGGGAATCGGGTGTCCAAATACTGCTGTGCCAACATCGCCTTGCTGAAGGTCGGAGCCTTCTCAATCTCGGCAGTCAACTCGGCATCGGTGCGCATCTCAAAGTTCTGCGGATAGCGAATCGCAGGCATCGCAAAGTCTGCGCCATACCGCATCTCGCCAATCGTCTTGATAGCGAACTCAAAGTCGTGGAAGACCGTGTTGGCAAAGCGGAGCAGAAAGGAATACAGCTCCTCCCGGTCAATGGCCTTACCCGTGGCGGTCTCACGGCCCGAAATCTTCTCGTTGTTCATTACATCAATGGACAACAACTCAAAGGCCATCTGAATGTTGGTAATGACCTGCTTGTTCAAGAACTCAAGGATCTGCGGATCCAACTCAATGAACCCGGCAGGGGGGATGTTCACCTTCGTCTCTACCTCGGTGGTAAACCGGTTCGGGGTCTGCACTTGATAGACCGACATCGGCCCGAACATCCGCTTCGTACCAGAACCACCGCAGTTAGAACAAGCAATCGCCACCTTCTCCTCAAAGCCCAATGCTTCCTCAGTCTGCCCCGAACCATTGCATCTGTCGCACTCGTCCACATACTCCCACTTCTGCAAGAAGGCGTGGCTGTACTTGGACATCTGCAAGGTGCTGAAATCGCACACGGCTTGGTCAAGAGCCGGGATAGCCGGGGTGTAGAAGGATTGGAAGTAGTAATCGCCTTGCTCCTGCACCGAAATACCGCCCAAACGAGTGCAGGGCAGCTTGCCCATATCGTGCTTGTAGTAAAGCTCAATCTCAAAGGTGTAGTCGGCCTTCTTGCCCACCTGCTTGGCTATCTGAATCTCGTTCTTGTCAAAGATGAAGAACACAAGGCCATCGTCCGTTTTGGTACGGCCATTCTCCACCTCCGAGCCGTAGTCGGCCTTAATGATGGCGTACTCGTTCTCCTTCCAAGCCCAAACGCGCTTGGAGTGAAAGCAATGGGCCACCGGGGTGGTTTCAACGGTGTCGTTGAATGTGCCGTCCTCAAAGTATTGCAGGTTGGCAGGCATAATCGCCAAGACCGCGTTGGGGTCGGTCAAGGTCATAAAGCTCACAATCTGCTGAAAGTAGTTCTCCAAAGAACCAAAGCGAGGATAGTCCTCGGTGAAGTAACGCTCTTCGGAAGCGTCATCAAAGCGCATCTCGTAGTTCTGCCGGTTCCAAACGCGCCCGGCAATGTTCACGGCCTTATGGAAGTAAGGCACGGTGATAGGCTTGTAGATGTTCTTGCGATAGTTGAACTCGTGGGGAAGCTCGTTGGGAGCCTTCTCCTTGAACAACTTTTCCGGGAAAGCATCGTAGTCGGAGTGAATACGAAGCCTCATCTCCATTTCTACGCAGGCCCGGTAGGTCGGGTAGAAGTCAGGGATGTAGAATTTGTCAGACTTCTTCTTCACCTCGTACTTCTTGTACTCGGTAATGATGTGGTCTAACAAGGGTTTGACCTGTTCAGTTGTCATAGCTATCGCTTTTTACCGCCTCTGCATTTGCACATTGGGAATGGTTTTGTCCTCAAAATTAAGGTATAATTCGGGATTTGCGAATGCCAATAAACGCCAGCGAATTAATGAATCAAGGTGTAAACATCGTCATGCCCAATGCTTCTGTGGAAGCGATAGCCCTTCCTACTCAAGAAAGACTCAATCTTCTCCCTTGATTCATAGCCGTTGTTTTCTATCAAGAAAATGCTTATTTCGGTCTTGCTGAAATCAATTCCTTCAAGGACCTCGTACTCTGAACCCTCCGTGTCAAGGGAGCAAAAGTCAAATTGATAGAGTTCGCATTCGTCCAATATGTCCTGGACCGTTCTAACAGACACGGTGACATCTACGACTTGGGCATTTGACTCATTGGCTTCCCTGTGAATCCTGTCAAGATGCTTTTCGTGTAAGCTTTGCTTTAGACCCGAAATCATATTCAGGCCGTGATATCCCCCCAATATCTTCGTGAATTGAGCCGTGCCAAAGTAATTGGAAACCGCCACATTAAAAAAGTCATTCTTGTCGCTGCGATTGGCCACCAATTTAGCGTATTCCTCCTCCATAGGCTCAATCAAAACGCCCGTCCAACCTCTTTGAACCTCAAAGAAATAGCTATTTGAAAGGTCAACCCCATTGTGGCTTCCTATATCCAAATAGCGGCCATTGCGCTTTCCGCCAAGAAAATTGTCAACGAACTCGTCCTGCCCTACCTGTGAGTGATACATTGCTAACTATTTATGATGGTTTGTTTAATCTTTGAGTAAATCGTGTATTCATTCGCATATTTACGAACCCAATCGTTCATTTGGGGCAGAAGGGAGTCGTAATTCACCGAAGATACGATGTGTTCAATCTCAGCCTTTGC